GCACCCAACACGTCAAGTGAACCGAACAGTCAACCACAGGATGATGAAAACCCGTTCTGATATGAATGCAGACTTTTCAGGTGACAGGAAATTCAGATATTCACTGACCCGCACATGGGGGACACGTCCAGAACTGATGTGCATGTTCATCGGATTGAAACCCAGTGTGCGGGCAGATGAAAACACGGACGACCCAGAAGTCAGATGTTGCGCCGAATATGCGGACGCATGGGGATATCATTCGATGATCCTGACGAATCTGTTCGCATATCGATGCGCCCGTCCTGCGAATCTGTTCGATGTCGATGATTCCGTCGGCGAACTGAACGACATTGCAATCAGGAACGTCGCAAGCAGGGCACGACTGATCGTTGCGGTCTGGGGACGGTTCGGGAAGAATCTGCAACGGGATGTTCACGTCATCAAAATGATCCCGAATCTGCACGTTCTGAAACTGACCGACAAGGGATTTCCTGTCAATGTGATCGGTCAAGACAAGTCTCTGCGTCCGAAGGTCTGGACACGGGCGTCGGTTCAACATCGTTTCAGCTATAAAGGAAAAAGAAAATGACCATCAGTGAAAAAGAAATCACAATCAAGGGTTATGTCGCAGAATATCCGATCACATCTGTGGAGCTTAAACAACTGCACATGCATACAACGGGAAACTGTTGGATCATGGATCGGATTCTGTATGACACAATCATACATCTTGCGGATAGTAATGGACGTCATATTTTCAAGGAATACGAATCTGGAACGACGACAATGTTCGGTCTGCCGATTGTCTTCGTCGATCAACCGTGTCTGATGAAGGGGATTCGATAACAAAAACAGGAACATGCAAACAAAAAAGGGTTGAAACATGTCAACATGGCTCACAAAGTTCATGGAAAAATACGAAAACCACCTGTTCCGGTTCGTCTATTTTATGCAACTACACGACCGCATCTTGTCTTCTGTGCGATATTACGTCCTGCGACAAGGGTTTGTGCACGAAATCGACGAAGACGGCACAGAACGCAAATCAGGGGATGCCGTGCAACGATTATGCGCACTTGAACACATGGGAATATATGATCAGAAAAAGATTGTCCAGTATGATTGCAAGTCGATCAAGATCACGGACGTCCTGAAATTGATCAGGTCAACGAATGAATCTTGACTTTTGTGCGGGTCGATTATATTATTGTATTATACTTTTATAGAATGATTTAAAAAATGTTATTAACCACAAAGAAAAAGGGGGAATGACAGTGTGATATAAAATGTTAAAATATATTAAGACCCAAAAGCAGAAAACGCCTGATCAAAGTCGAAAAGATCGGGCGTTTTTTTTATGGGATTTTAACGGAAAATTTTATCCCGAACCAGATGTGTCGTCTTCGTTTCTTCCCACTATCGGGAAGACCGTTTCAAGATCACTGGGTTTGATGATGTCATCATCGGGATTGTAGATTTCATCATCGTCGATTGTTATGACTTCACCGATCATTGATGAAAAATTCGGCAACAACAGTGATGAAAAATTCGGTGACAACATATCGGTTTTGATTTCAAGTCTTGAAACCCGTGTGTCCAGTTTTCCGATCTGTGCAGAATGTTGACCGATTCGAATCAACGCCGACCCGACATCCTGTTGCGTGCGTTCATGACGACCATCAATTGTGTTCAATGTTCCCGTCAGTCTTTCAATGGACACCGCCGTGTCCCGATCCCTGTTGTGGACGGTGACTGCTAACCAACACAACAACCCGATTGCGATTGCACGAATCACATCCCGATATTCAAGTTTGCCGATGACCTCTTTTGACTTCATGTTCAACCCCCGTTCAGATCAGATTCAGATTCAGATTATTTCAAAAGTAAAGTCCACAGGACTGCGCCCTGTATAAAACCATATATCAATTCAGATTTCGACCAGACCACTGTTGTCCATGTCACAGGCTTTGTCACCCACATTGCGGGCACGGGAAGAACCTTCCCCAGTGCAACGCTGATCGGAAAACAAATCGCAATCACTGCGATCCCAGACAACACAGTCAGAATGTCCAGAATCATGATGTGATATGCGAACAGAAGACACGGTGCGAACCAGTATGCGCCCCGAATAGTCAGTGCGACTTTGCTGTGCAAAACACAGTTTTGTTTTTCAGAAACGATCATGTTCGCAATCGCACCGATGATTCCCCCTTTTTGACTGAACCGACAGACGCCGTCAATGCATGTCCCGATCCACTTCCCCCATGCAGGACGTTCGCCGACAACATAAAGCAGACCGCCGATGATGTACCAGTTGTTGTGTGTCGGGATGTAAATCATCAACGATATAATTCCCGCAATCAACCACGTCGCAACGGGATCAAGTCTGATGAACCAGACTTTCAGTTCCGAACCCCTGACACGATTCAACAGGGCGAACACAAATGCGCAAAGAAAGAATTCTGCTATCATACCAAGTCCGCCAGTTTTTCCCGCAGTGCAGTGATCCTGTTGTCAAAGTTTGTTTCAACATCGGTGAACCCTTCATCCTTCGCACAGTTTTTCCGAAGAACACATTCGACAATTTCAAACTGAATGTTCAGAATGTTTGTGTTTTTTTCCTTCGTCTTTTCAGTTGCTGTCTGTGCGGGCGACGGCGTGTTTCCGTCTGCCTTCCATTTTTCATATTGCTTCGACGCAATATTATTGTTGCCTTCTGAAAAAAACGTATTTGTTTCAATGTCTTTGATCATGCCGTCAGGCATTTTTTTATATTTTTTTACCATTATAAAATCCCCCCCCCTTAAATTTCTGCATCAATGTCGATATATGGATTTGTTGTAGTATTTGCAGTAAGTTGCACACCCTCACCCGCAGTCAATACACTCGCAGTTGTGCCAGTAACCCGACAAGACTTGCGCCCAACTGAACCTCCGACGACGCTTGTATTCGTGCATGCTGTGTGTGTCTGCCTGTGAAAAATAGCAAATTCCGATGCAGTGCTTGACAATGACACAGATGGTATGATTCGCTTTTCACTATAACTGATGTTAACGTCACCGATGGTTGAAATTCTTGTCTGTCCCACACCAAATGAAATTTGATTAACATCGGCCTTGATTCTTTCGAAATAATCCTGACATTTATCAAGATCGATTTCGCCCGATAAATTTTTAAATGATGATGGAATTGTCCCGAATTCAAGCTGTGTTTTTAAAACAGTTCCAGTCCCGAATTCAATGACTGCGTTTGTTCCGCCGACAAGCGTTTCAACGACTTCGCCCGTGTCGCCATAACCACCCCCGTCAACTTGCGCCTGTGCTGTTCCTGTCCAACTCAAAACGTGATCACCTGAAATAACATTGTCCCCGTCAACCTCTTGAACAAGTGTTCCCGCCGATATTGTGATAGTAGTGACCCCCAGTGCTTGCGCAAACGTATATGAACAACCACCCGAACCACCCTTCCATCGATCGTGACCATAAACGCCCGCACCCAAAACAACCGCCCCCGAAACTTCACGTTGATTGATATTGAATTTTGAATTCAGCAACAGATTGTCACCCGATGTCTGTGGTCTTGCAACGCTTTCAATGATGAAGTCCGTTCCATTGTATCTTGCGGATACGACTGCGCCCTTCGGCAGATCACCCAGTTTCAGCGCAAGACTGCCCGCACTTTTTAAAGATTTAGCACCCAGTCCAGCGACATTGATCGTGGACACACCTGTGTTTGTGTTTCCCACAACGAACGACACAGACATTCCGTTGAAATAGTCTTCTGGTGATTTGAATGTTGCAATGATTTTTGACAGAACGTATGTGTTCGCAGTCCCTGAATCCTGATAAAATCCACCGTCTAACGCATAAGTCGCAAGGGTTTGTGCTAACATGAACAGATTCGTGTCTGCGCCCCCTTCGGGATCAAGTGTGATTCCCACGGATTCAACTGCGTTTTGAAGTTCGTTCAAAAGGTTTGCATTGTACTGACTCGCAGGAAGCGTTGACACGCCGTCAGTTTTTGTTTGTATATCTCGCATATTTCCCCCTTAATAAAAAATCAATTGAACATTTGCGGGAATTAAAATTTCAAATATCAACCGCAAAAAATGTTCAGCCTGTGTTTCAAATGGAATCGGAAAAGGAAGTGGAAAGACTGTCCCTTCCAAAACCTGACCGATTATATGAACATATATTGTGTGTCCGGTTTCCCTTCTGCTTTTTGAAAAAGGCAGTGGAAACGTCAGCGGGAAAACTTCTGGTGTTTCATCAAAATCACTTCCCGCAGTCACTGTTATATCAAAACCGAAGAACAATGCAACCCGAACCAGATCATCCGCCGTTTGAACGCCCCCGAAGTTTGAAAACAGTTGTTCAATCTGTGCACGGCGTCGTTCAATCGATTCTGTGTTTGAAAAGTAGTCGTTCGGAATTGCGACCGACTTTTCCCATTCGGGAAGAAGATCGGTTGTTTTTCGAATGTTCAGTTCGTTCGACAGGGTTTCGCACAGAACCGTCAACCGATAATATTCAACAGCCATTGCGCCGACCAACATTCCGAAGTTCTTTGACGAATCAAACCCGCCTTCCCAGACTCTGCCCTTCGGAAGATGGGACGCAAGCAAAAATGCACTGTCTTCTTTTGATATGTCAAACCGATTCATCATGCGAATGTCACCGTCCCTTTGATTCCGATTTCATTTGTTGTGACGGGAATGTCCCCAGATGGTAAATTAAGTGTGAACGATTGTAAAATTTCACCCGTTTCAGGATCAACCGTGTCAATGATTGCACTGCGATATTTGTCTTCCGTGATGTCCTGTTCGAATGTCACACTGTCCCTGTAAAATGCATCAAGACTTGCGTCAACTGCTTCCCGCATTGTCGGCGTGTCTGGACTGATGGATGCGAAATCATAATTCGTTGAAACTGGTGTCGGCGCAGTGACAAATAGATCGTCTTCTGACGATTGTGCGGGCAGAATTTCCAGAAGAACATCCCTGACGTCCTGCACTTCCCCGCCGTCGGGAATGATGTTGCTGTCATTGTCTCTGACAAACAGGATCGTGACTGCGCCGACATATGGTGTGATTCTTTTCACCTTCACCCGTGTGACGCCTGAAACCTTCAAACATTCTTTTGTGATTGCAGTGGGATTGAAATTCGCAACAGGATTCGTGCGTGACTGCATCAATCGACTGAACTTCGATTCATTTGATTCAGCGTCCGCACCGCCTGTGATCCCTGTGAACTGAACCCGTGCAGTTGATTCAATGCCGATCACGGGAATTGACAGTGTCAGTTTTGCACCACTATCCAGATTGACATTGACATCATTTTTAGAATCATTCACGACCGTCGAAACAACTTCCCCGAACGCCCCGTCAAAATCTGCCGTGATTGTTCCAGTTGCAGGGGTTGTCGGTGTTGTTGTGATTTCATATGTGAATGTCGTTGCAGACAACACGATGATTTCATATGTTCCATTATAGTCGGTTTCAACTGCACCCAGAATGTCGATATCAATTCCTGTCGCAAGGCTATGCGCCGACGGTGTTGTTGCCGTGACCGTCGTTCCTGATCTGGTCAGACTGGTGACATTGATCAATTGATTTGCAAACGTGACGCCCGCCGTCAATGCATAGACCACACTGTCTTCCGAATTCAGTTCGTCATCTGCATCAAGTGTCTTCCCGATCGTTCCTTCAAGTGTGATTGCACCTTCACTTCCAGTTGCGGGATCACCCGTCAGTCCTTCATATGACAACCACAGATCAAGATATGTATCAATCGCAGTCTGGGGGAACGACATTTTTTCAAGTAGCCTGATAAGTTCTTGAAGATCAAAACTTCTGTTTCCGCCTGATTCCGCAAGGGGTCTGATGAATGTTGCAAACAATGTCGGGTCAAGACCGTCAATTGCACCGATGTCGCCCCGAACCCGATCAGTGATCTGTTGCTGTGTCTTATACGGTAAAGTCATTTTTTAATTCCCTGTTAATTTCCACAGATCGAGCGTTCTTGTTGTTTCAACCTGCCCGTTCAGTGCTGTCGGAACAACGAACAATCGAATCCCCGAACGTGGAACAATTATACCACTGACGTCGATTCCGTTCAACCATTTATCTTCCACAAACCATTTCACTGATTTGCGTGCATAGGAAACCGAATCATTCAACGTGTCCTGCGTCAGTCGTCTTTGATCAACTAACCACAACAGACCCCCCAGTGAACGACCTTCCACGGGACTGACGATGTCACCCATCCATCCCCGTCGATGTTCAGGAACTGGGACAAGGTTTGCGGGCGCACGGGCGTCTGTAAATAAAGAAACATACAGCGCAGTGTCAAAACCATCTTCCAGTGTGAAGTCGCCTTCTGTGAACGAAATGTCGAATCGTCCTTCACTATCAATTATTAATTTTACATCAATCATGATTGTGGTTGTCCTGTGTCCTGTTCGACATCGCCGTCGTCATCATTTCCCTGTGCGTGATAATGTGTTTCCCAGTCAAGTGATCCAGTTTTCAATCCGTCTGGTGCATTGATTGAATTTCCAGTTGCATTTCCTATGACTGATCCCAGAAGCTGAATCGCACCTTCAAGTTTGATGGTCGGAGCTTTCAGCGTCATGACCCCGACCGACTCAACAGTTGCAGTCCCTTCGATCTTTGCATCCAGATTTCCGCCGATGTTCGCATTCACATTCCCGACCACATCGATGTTCAAATCTTTTTTTGAATCAACATGAATCGAACCATCTTCATGCATCAAGACAAAACTTTTCGTCAATTCATTATACAGTCCGCATTCACCTTTCTTCGCATTCTTATATCGATTTATTGTCGATGCAGGGATTGCGAACTTGACTGATTCCTGTCCGTTAATATTTAATAATAAAACAAAACTTCCATCAGGCGCATTTGAAAAAAGACCATATGGTGAAAACCGTATTGCATCACCAGTCTTCCCGTTGTGCGTGACTTGCACTTGCGGATATGCAGACGAATCATCAGACACCTTTGAAACAAACGCCTGTTTGATCATCTGTGTGCATTTTTTAATTGTCGCAATTATGTTGAAAGTCTGGTTCATACGAAAAAACTATCCCCTTGATCACCCTGTGATGATTCCCGTGCATCCTGTTCCGCTTGCAATGTGAATGCATCTTTATATGTGATACCTATTTTTGAAGAACTTCCCTTCGTTTTATTATATGAAAAATCAACCTGTTTTATTAAAAATTCTGAACTTAAATCGGCGAAGACATCTGAAACGTGAACCAGTTTGTTGAAATCCCACGGTGCGCCGTCAACCGAATGACCCTGCACGGTGCAGAAATATGAAAAAGAACGTGCTCTGCGAATGTTTGCTTCCCAGATTGCACGCAGACCCGCAGTTGATGCGTCCGCATTTTCTTCGGAATTGATTTCCAGAACACGGGTTTTTCTGATCTGGTCATCAGTTGCCGATCCCGATTGCGTCACAGCGTCTTCCGGCGTTGTTCCCGCACCCAAAAAAGTCGTGACAAGTTGCGCCTGAACAGTGTATTTGTTGAAACGGTTTGACAGATCATAGTCCCATTGTGCGGACTTGATGTTGTTGTCGTCACCACTTGTCGTCAGTCTTCCACGTTGTCCAGTGCGTTGTCCGCCTTTGATATGTTTCAGGGGCGTTTTGATTTTTCCTGTATTGCCACGGATCAAGACAATGTTACTTTTGAAATCAGATGTCAGTAGAACCTGACGTTTTCGTGCAAGCGATTCAAGGAACTGAAATGCATTTTGCCCGATCCCTTCGGATTGAATTTCTGTTTCGGTGAAATTTTCAATCTTTCCTGCATTGTTTATGACTTCGACATCAATTCCCAGATCACGCAGAACGTGTTTGACGATTGATTCCAGTCCGATGTTCGGGGAAAATTCAACTGCCCTCGCAACCGTGCTGTCGACAAGGTCTGAAAGTCTGTCACGTCCGTTGACGGTGATCTGATGTGATTTGTCATCATATGATCCCCCCGACTTGTCAACAAATCCTGTCAGGATCGTCACGTCATCCGCAAGGATTTCGACTGCATCACCGGCAAGGACTGGAAACAGTTCGTTGTCGTCCGCCGATGATGTCAACGTGAAACGACCGCACAGACTTTCAATGGAACGCATCACGGTTGCGTTTTGAAAATGTGTGAACGGTTTTCCGTTGACTCTTATTGATAAACTCATTCTGTCACCATCTTCGTTTCACCCTTCACGCACGCATGATTCTTTGAAGGGTTCAGGTTTTCCAGTGCTGTCAGATTTTCCATGTCTCCAAAATATTGATATGTCAACAAAGGCATTGACGACTTGTAGACATTGACGTCTTTGATCCTGAACACATTCTGTTCCTTCGTGTCCAGAACGCTGAACGTATTCACACGCAGTGTCGCAAATGCTGATCGAACATTTGAATCACCCGCAATGTCCTTCACGTCGACATATGTTGACGCCGATGTCGTTTCTAGTGCAGGAATTGGAATCGTCCCCGTCACCGTGTCGCCCGTTTCAGGATCGATGACTGATCCTTCCCTGACATCCTGACCCGTCCGTGATATCAGATCAGAAAATTTTTCATCAAGAAATTTGCGTGCGTCATTTATTTCAACATCTGTTTCAAAATCTGTATATGCGAACGACTCAAACGCAAACGCAAGTGCGTTCAGTCGTGCGGTCGTGTCCAGATTGCGGGTGTTGTTCGCAATCTCTGCCTGTTTTGTGGTGTTTGTCGACGGTGCATCCCTGAACAAATTAAAATCAGTCAATGACTTCCACGATTCGGTCAAATCCTGTGGAAGTTCCGTCAGATTTCGAAACCCATCGAACAAATCTTCGACCGTCTGTTTGACAGTGAATGCCTGTGACATGATAGTCAATGCGCCCGAATCAATTGCATTAACTACCCTGTTGAACGATGCGACGTTCTTCTGGATGGGTTCAACCACCTTCACGATCTGTTTGTTGACCGCCTGTGTGACGGACGTGATTTTGTCTGCCGCCGCCGTCAGTGAATCTGCGAACGACGGGTCTTTGTATGAATCTTCCAGTGCGTCATTCACTGCCGATGTTGCCATGTTTGCATCCGCAGAAACTTGACCCGCATCAACCGCAGTGTCTGCGGACGTTCGTTTTTTGCGTGTTGTTGCAAACTTGACATTGAATCTGAATTCGCCGATTGCAGTCGGATTTGATGCGACGGTGTACGGTGCAAGAACCTTGACATCGACTTCACCATATATCGGATGCACCAGTGTCCCGATCGTCTGATCGTTCAGTGCTGTTTCAAACGCAATGCGATCGTCGATTGCATTGTCACCATGAATGACACAGTCCATCTGAAAAGTCGGGGGGATTTCACCGATGCTTTCAACATCCCGTTTTGTGCTGTCTGGATATTCGTGAACGACGCCCCGTGCCCCGCCTGTCTTTGATTCTTTTTCCATCAAAAACGGCACGCCCCGAAACGACGCAGACTGCATTTCTGTGAAAACGCTTGTCATTACAATGACCCCATATTCAAACCCAGATTCCCGTCGAACCCGCTTGTTTCCATTTCTGCACTTTCAACGGTTGCGGGAAATTCCGCACCGACTTTAATTTCTCCACTGATAATTCCTGCAAGTGTTTGTTGACGACCGACCATCGGATTTTCAGTTGCACCCCTGTCCATCATGGAATCGGGCAACGGTTTTGATCCCCGATCCTTCAAGAAATCGGGCAATTCTTTTAATCCCCGACCCATCATGAAGTCCGGCAACGGTTTTGCACCCATACCCGCAACACCTTCGACGTCTTTCATAACTGAATATCTTTTATAATATTGTGATGATTCAATTCTAAATTTTTGTATATTTTTTTCATGAAGTTTCGCTTGACTCTCCCCAAAGTCCTGCGATTTTTTTGCAATCCAGATGATCCCTTCCAACGGTTTCAACATTATTTCAATTGAATCTGCGATTCCTTCGATTGAAAGTGCAGTGTCTTCCGCAGATCCCAGGATTCGCTCAAATGTCGGGATCAGTCTGTCACCGATTTGTTGTGCACCGACCATCAGTTTTATTTTGAACTGATCCCATTTGAATCCCGCCCTGTTGATTCCCTGTGTCTGGACTTTGAATGCTTCATCTGTCGCCCCTGCGGCTTCACCCATCTTCTTCATTTTCTGCGTGAACGTGTCCGCCTGTGATCCTGTCAGGGAAAACAATGCGACCAACGGTTCCATGCGTCCGAACATTGATGTCAGTTTTTCTTCACTTCCGCCCGTGATGTCGACCAGTGCTTGCATTGTCGGGATCAGACCTTTTTCAGAAACTAACGCCTTCGCAGAATCATATCCCAGATATTTGATTGCTTTTTTCATGTTGTCGGTCGGTTTCATCATCGCACGCAACGCACCCGCCATTTGCGTGCTGACTTCCGCCGCATTACCTGTCACACCTGTCAGGGTTGCAAAACTTGCGAATAGTTCTTCCTGTGTCATTCCCAGTTGTCCTGCAAGTGGAATCACACGACCCATTGATGACGCAAGTTCAGGGAATGTCGTCTGTCCCAGTTTGACCGTTTGAAATGCAAGGTCAGACGCTTTTTGCGCACCTTCCGCATTAACGACGTTGTATCCCTTCATTACGGCGGATGTTAAATTCACGGAATCTGTAACTGATGCGATACCCGCCTTTGCCGCCTTTGCATTTATTTCCAGAATTTTTGTTGTATCTGCGGTATCACCGAATGCAGAAATGACCTGATACAATCCACCAGACATGACAGTTGTTGACGTCCCTGTTTCAATTGCCATTTTTTGAACTTCGGTTTTCAATGAGACAATCCGTTCAGTTGCCTTCGGGATCAGGGTTGCGACATTTGCCATTCCTTTGTTCATGTCCATTGACATTTTCAAGGATGCGATGCCGATTGCAGTCATGGACATTGCAAGTCGTCTTGTCAGGGATGCCGCCGCCGCTTTTACTTTATTGTTGAACTTTTCGTATGATCGGGAAGTGCTGTCAACCTTCCGTTTCAGTTTGCCGAATTTGTTTGCGGACTCTGTGATTTTTCGATTCGTCGCATCGACTGCTTGACCATAAGTGAATTTTTTTGCGGCGGCAGTCGTCAGTCCTTTTGAATATTTGTCAAGGGATTTTTTTGAAACTTTTGTCGTGGTTGCGAACATCCGCAGTGATGCGTTCGTCACTTGCATCTGCCGTTCGAACGCTTTTGTCTTGCGTGCTATGCGTGCAAGCGGGACGGAATATTTGTCGATAATGCTATAAACATATGAAATTTTATATGACATTATTTTTCCGCCCCTGTTGCGGTTGCGTTTTTGATTTCCGTGTTGATCGTGTTTGCTTCAATCAACAGATCGAAAATTTCTTCGATCGGATATTCCTTTGCAAGTTCATACTGCACAGAACCGTTCATCCATGCACAGACCTGAACGATTTTTTTGAACAGTTGTTCTTCCGTCAAATCTCCTGAACCTACAAGATTGACGGATAAATAAAATTTGAAATGTACCCACTGACCATGTCCTGAATGTCTTCAATTTCAAGCTGATTAAAAAGATCAATCGGGAATTTTGTTTTTTCACCGACCCATCCAGAAACCTTCAAAATGTTTTTGAACTCTGCAACAACGTCATTGAAATCAACTGTTGTGGAAGACATCAAAATGATCTTCGCAACATCCGGTTTCATGTCGTCTTCGGCGTCATCAGATTCATCAACTTCGGGAAGTTCTTTGAGTCCCAGTTCTGCACGCATTTTTGCACTTCGATGATTGTTGTCTGAAATTGCGTGCATTGCCAGTTGCGACAGTCGATTCAATTGTGCGAAACATTTCATTGACGGCGCATCGATCGTGACTTCCCCTGTTTCTTCGAAGTCGCCTTCTTTTCCATATGACAAGTTCTTTGATAATTTAAAAACCATCGGTTCTTTCATGACGTGTTTTCCTTCGGGTTCGTGCCCTTTTTTTTCGTGCCGTTATTATTAAACGGGCAGACGGGAACACCCGCCCGCCCGAATTGTCCGAAACGTCAGTTGCTATCTGACAGGTAGTCCGCAGAATTCGACTTCGACTTCACCGTCTGCGCCAGTGTTACGTTCGGGATCACCGACAACACCCATTTTGCGAAACGGGATTGAAAAGTCACCCTGTGACATCAGGATTGAATTTGCATTTCCGTTGTCCTGCCATGCGTCAAGGGTTGCATCCAGTGATTTTTTCATGATGAATGTTGCTTTGAACATTGACTTCTTTGTTTCGGCGTCTTCCGTCATGATGACATCAACTTCATCACCACCCGTCGATTCAGAACGAAAATTCTTGTCGCCGTATCCCTTCGTATATGAAACACTGTTCGGTTTGACCGCAACTGTCACGTTGTTGATTTGAATGGTCGGTGCACCTAATTGATCAGACATGATCTTCCCCCTTCATTTTTATTTTTAAAAAAATATAGTTTCTTTTATCAAGTCAGATCATGAACTGAAATTGACCTGAATCGTTCCCAGTACAACACGCAACTGCGTCACCAGAAGTGGTGCGATGTCGACAAGTGCCGTCCCTGTGCTGATTTCAGTTTCCACAGACATGTTGTCATTGAAATCCTGTTTCGCAACACGTCCCTTCTGAACCAGAACATCATCCGCAAGTTCATCATACAGTTCATTCGAAAACGCACGAATGCTTCCTGCGTTCGCCATGTCATAACTCTGAACCAGATCACCGTCGGTCAATCTGGTCTGCGCATAATTCGAACGGAAATTTTCATAAAAGAATTCACGGATCACAGATATTGTGTCAACCGTGTTCAAATACTTATATGACAGATCAGGATTCCCCGCAGTGTCGGTCAGATAAGTTGTCACGAATGCGCCGAATATACAGGCATTGAACGCACGGTTTGAACCGATCATTGACACCCCGCTTGCTTCCATTGAATTCTGTTCCGTTTCCGTGAACATGTCCTGTTCAAGTGCGGGCGCACAATTCGGAAGTGCGGTGTTGAAATAAGGAAGTGATGCCTGTGCGATTCCGCCGAACTGATCCTTCGGTGCAACGGTCGTCAGATACTGCGTCAAACTTGCACCTTCTGTCCTGCGCAGTGCCCTGATTGCACCGATCTGTGATGCAAGTGTGTCGGGCATTTCAGGAACGGCAGTTCCTTTGCGGTCGGTTTCAGAAATGGTTTTGTTCGCAACCACGACAACGGACTGACTGTTCTGATCCGCATATGCTTTGACTTCCGTGGATGTTCCTTTTTTCAACTGGATTGCAACGCCGTCCAGAATCTGATTGTCTGCATTGAAGCGTGCATCAAGCAGGGTTTGAACTGTTGCAAGTGAATACGCAGACGCCCATATGATTGTTTGATATCTGATATTTCCAATCACATCCAGAATGCCGGTCAGTGACGGATCGGTTGCACCACCTGTCCATCCTGTCAGTGTGATCGTGATCCCTGAAACGCTTCCTGACACACGAATGTCCCAGTCGTTGCACAGTGTCCCGCCGTTTTCCGCCGTATATGTGACCGTCCCTGCCGCATTGACACCCGTGAACGGTGCGTCAAGGTCTGCATCAGTCAAGGCAACCAGTTTGTCACCGATTTCCGTGATGGTGTCGGCGTCTTCCACATCGATTTCATACTGATGATCATTTTCAGACCCGATTGCAACGGTCAGTGTTCCTGCTTCACCCGCACCCCCGCCCCCGACAAAAGCAATGACCGCAGTTCCCTGCGTCGCACCACCATCATCGGCAAGCGGAATCGCATCAAGGCGACTGATTCCGTTTTCACGTTTGAAATTTCTGACCATTCCCGCAATGTGTGATGTTCTTCCGAACAACGCATTGTTCACTGATGTGTCGTTTGTCAATTCAGTCAACAGCGCATCTGCGGTTGCTGTTCCTGCGGGCAACATCTGTCCCACGATCAACACGTTCTGTCCTGCTACCCCTGCAAGAAGTGAAGCAGGGATGATTGACCATTGCTGTTTCGGTTTTAAAATAGCAGTCATTTATTTTTCCCCCTTGTCCGTTGTGGTTTTTTTCTTCCCTGCTTTCATGATTTGACAACCATTGTCAAACTTCGCATCCCGCAAATGTCTTCGCACATCTGCGTTCAATGGGATTCCTTTTTTGTCTGTTTTGATATTGATGACTATTCCTGCTTTGTGCCCCAGAACACCATCAACATCAATTTGCAACTGTTTGTTTTTGTAATTTTTCATCATTTTATTTTTCCTTTTTTATAAATTCACGTCACAATGATTTCATCATCAAGTGGAATCGTGACTTCTGCATCGTCAGTGTCATCCGTTCCCAGTTCGTGCGTGTAGTCCACATCACGAAATGCACGGGTGTCAAGTGGTGCAACTGCATCCGCTTCGACAATGTCCATTGAAACTTCAAATTCATATGCATAAACCAGAACCGCCCGATCATAAGAAATCAACCCGTGTCCCTTCGGGACAGATCGGAAATCAGGACTTGCCGACAGATTGTTGTTGAACTTAACCCCGAAAACGCTGTTCAATATAGGGGACAACAATTCGTCACGCACGACGTCGACTGCTACTGCACCCGCAATTTCATCTGATACATTCACACAAATGAACAGGGTGAACCCGTCGATCAGGCGCAACCTGATGTCTTCGCCTGTTGTCGGTGTCGCAATTGCGTCCGACAATGCTTCCCGATTTTTTGATGTTTCAACATCGTGCATCCCGACAAACATCCACAGATCATTTGTTTCCTGCTTTGTATATTCCTGAATCGCACGTTCGACGTCAACCGTGCCCGCAACCCTGACGTTTCCACTGACCGTTCCGCCAGTGTAGACACCATCATTGAATGTGCCCGTGATCGTGAACGTGGTTGTGTCAATTACAGTGACGGAATATCTGCCGTTCACACCGTCGATCCTGTTTTCCAGAAGTTTTTCGTTGCCGTTCAGTGACGGAAGTGAATTCGTCGACCTGACCTTGAATGTTTCACGATTCTGGACATCCAGAAGGGTGAACGAATCGTTCCAGTCGCCGTCTGTGAATCCTTCAAGTGCGACAGTGACCTGATCGAACCATCCGAATGTCAGATCATGATCAGAAGACGTTTCGAACGTGAACATCAATCCATCCTGTGAAACGGCATCAATCGGTGTGCGGGTGTTGACATTTGACAACGTCACTGCATTCCCTGTCACCAGTCCGTGCACATCATCTGTGACGATGGTTGCAACACCACCAGACGCATTGATACTTGTAATTGATATCAACGTGCTGAACCTGTCCGTGTATTTCGGCAGGATCAGACCCAGTTGATTGACGATGTCTTTTAATCTCACAGACTTTTCCCCGCACGTTTATGAATTGATGTGTTCACCGATTCCATCAAGATCGATGCATTCTGTTCGCCCCGTTCATCAACCGTTCGTTTCAGATGCGGACGGGGTTTCATCTTTGTTGTTCCCTTGTCTAAAAAATCAGCATAAAAAGCACGTTCACCGAATGTCATTTCAACGTGACCCCTGACATCATAGTCAGAAGACTTCGCAAGATTCCCCGTCATGTTTGCGGGCGCTTCATCCGGCGCAGACGCTTGATGCGGTCTTCCCCTGAACATATAGATTCGACCGTTCTTGTTTTTGTCACGAATCAATTTGCGAACATGCTTGACGTTTTCACGACCCATTTCAAACAGACCATGACGAATTCCTATCTGGACACCCTTGATGTTTCCGTGATAGATGTTCCGCATCGTCTGTTTGACACGCTTTGATGTCGTCACTGAAATGATCATGTGTTCGCCTTCTTTGTTTTGTCGCCCAACAACTTCCCGAACAGTTCCCACCATTCGTTTCGTTCTTCTGGGTCAATGCATTTTACAAGTTTATAATAATTACCACGCCACGAAACCACGTTTTCCTTCGTGATGTTCGGTCTGTATCTGATCACAAATTTGTTCGTCGGTTGATCCCCGACATCCACGTCGTCAAACAACTTTTGTCCCGCACCCTGAAAACCAAGTGTGAACACAGACGCCCACACTGAAAGTCCTGCGTCATAGTTCTGTTTCATTGACGGGGAATCATAGTCTGGTGCTTTCAGTGAACGGACATGAATCTTGATTCTTTTGTTCATGTCCCCGCCCGCATATTGTTTCAACGGTCTGTGTGCGACTTTTCGTCTGGACATAATGTCAACCCAAAGTGTTTAAAATCCTGAAACGCTTGAACAGTGTTTCAATCATCTTCGGCATTCCCGTTTTTTCTTCTGGTGCAGTGTCGCCCCTGTTCGCATATCTGAAAAATATATATTCCATGATTGCGGTGTTGATCCCTTCGGGGACTTCTGTTTCGTCACCATATCCCGCCGTGAATGTAACTTTCAACGGAAACGGAATGTCATCACCACCCGACAACACTGAAATGTCAGTGAAGACTATGCGTGCGAACGCAGATGACTGTTTCAATTCATATCCATCGGAATCCACATCAACAAATGATCCGGCGACTGACAACTTGACAGACGCAATCGCAATCAACGGTGCACGCCTGATCTGGATGAACGGATGGATTTCACAGTTTGACACCTGATAACCTGCGAAAAAACCTTCAATCGTTCGTTCCATGAACACACGATTCGTGAAGTTTTCGCCTTCCTGCGTGCACGCTTCAATCAACGCCGTCAGAATCGCATCGTCTTCCGTGATGTCATCGTCCATCTTGACCCAGTCCCGTGCTTCGTCAAGTGTCACAGAAGACACGGGGTCGGGATCAACAGTCACAACATAATAGTCATCGGACATTTATTCACCATCAGTTTCGGATTCGTCTGCTTCAATGATCCGTTCGGTCATAGTTTTTGAAGAATACCGCATGTTCAGTTCAAGACCGACACGGGCGTCCGCAAATTCAATCAGCTTTGTTTTTGCGTCTTCTTCATTCTTTGAGTTCTTCACGATTTCATCGCAAAGTTCCGCAACAGATTTTTCCGCAGGGTCTTCATCGTTGTCAGGATCAATCTCTGCATCTGGATCAATGTCGTCTGGATCAATGTCGTCATCATCGGGATCGATGTCATCTGCAAAGTCTTCAATCTTTTTTGCGAATAATTCCTTTGCTTTTTCGAAGTCTGCTTTTTCCTTTGCGAATGCTTCCTTCGCTTTCTGCAATGTTGCTTCCCGTTTTTCCAGAACGATCAAAGTTCTGTTCAGATCGGCGGGATCAATCGATGGTTTTCCGTTTTTTTCAACGGCAACGAATGAACCAGTGTTCAGAACAGCTTCCGCAAATTCGATCGGATATGAATCGATGTCCCCTTTTTTAACATCAATGATGGAATCACCATCTGACGGGATGACTGCATATTTTCCCGCACGCATACATTTGATGCGTTTCATTATCTGTGTCATGTTCGTTTCCTTCCGTTTCATATAGGTGTTTTGTTATTGTCACACCGACGGATGCGAACATCCGTCGGGGACAATTCCGTCGTCAATCAATAACGGCGGGCACGCTTTTATCAATCAGGAACTGGGGCGTGATGCGGATGTCCTTGAACGCCAACACCCCCGCCAAAAATACCACCTGTTCCGGCGTTTGCTGTGGAAACGATTTTCACGCGAACGATTTTTTCTTTGCCGATGTACCCGATGCGATGCGCTTCGTTATCATCTGCAAGTGCAAAGTCTGCGTCACCCAGTTGTTCGTCCGCAGGAACTGCGGTTGTCGGGGTTGCTGAATCACCATGAACCAGTGAAACTGCATATGCGCCGTCAGTGATCACACCTGACAGAAGAACAATTTCCAGTGATTCAAAACCCGTCATGTCGATATCTTCGCCGTAATTCGTTTCGTCGGCGTTGATTGTAATCGGTTCAAGTGCAACAACCTGTTTCACATTGTGGTGCAAATCTTTTGAAGCCATTTTTTTATTCCTTCCATGTTTTATGTTTTATGTTTTTTGTAGTAATGACGCCCCGCAAATCAATGCGGGGCGAAGTTAATTTTTAAAATCATCACCCGTTTCACAACGGTCGATCTGGTTTTCTATGCCTTTGTTGCCATAATATGAATCGCTTCTGCCAAAACTACTTGACCATATGTCCATCTGTGAAAATACATTTTGATCATTGCCTGTCCTGCAAGTGTGACTTCGTCACGGATGATGACCAGACCCGCACGATCCACGATCCTGTATCCCCGCATGAAATCGGCATACACAACAGACAGTGAATTTCCTGCAATGTCTGCCATGTCAGGAAGGATTATATATGGTTCGCCGTTGATCTGGTTCGGGGCGCTTCCGCCTAAATTCATTTGCCAGATCGGACGACCTGCACCGTCTTCAAGAGTTCTGAACAGTGCAAGACTTCTGCGGTTGAATCCATACATCGGGTTATATCCCGCTTTCAGTTCGCCAGTCATCAGGGTCAAGTCCTTTGCGGAAATAGCCCCAGACGCTTCGGAAGTGGTTTTTGCAGTGAGCACATCCGCATTGACTGTGAAACCTTCGGACATTTTCACGCCCGTCCCCTTCACATAATCTTCACCCATCTGTTTCCCGAATGCTTCATTTGCGTCACCCCTGATTTCATTTTCAAGATTGAAAACAGATGTCTGCAATTCGTCATGCGTGTAAGGGATTGCACATGACAGACGGAACGGAATCAACTGTTCTGATGCATAGGAAGACTGTGAAACTACGGTGTCTTCGGTTTCGCCTTCATGATACACGGTCGGAATCGTCAACCGCTTTGCAATGGTCAATGATTTTTCACCGATGATCTTGATCCGTGCCACGGAACGCATTGCGGAAATTTCGGTCAGGTTTTTCAGAAGTTCGGTGTCGAACTCTGTGGTCGTCAGATACCCGCCCGCAGTGTCGTCATCCGTCCGCAGTGCTTTGACTTCATCTGCGTCCATTTTTTTCAATCCGCCCTGAAACCATTTCTGTAAGGCTTTATATTCGGCAGTGTCTTTGTATCCTGTGCCGACGGTGTTGACCTTGCGTGCGATTTCAAGTTCAACTGCTTTCACAGTTTCTGTCAGGTCTTCGTTTGCTTTGCGTTCGGTTTCAATCTGTTTCACCAGATCAGTGTTGTGTTCTTCCTGCGCATCCAGTGCGGCGTTCAACTTGATTTCCAGTTCCTTGCGGTCATGCGAATCTTCCCGCATTTCCTTCAAGTCACCCTGCAATGTTTCAACTGCAAGAACCAGTTCGTTCGGCGTGTATTTCTTGCCGTCTTTGCCTTCAATAATAAGTTCAGTCATTTTTTTGTTCCTTTTCAATTTTTGGTTGCTGTTATTTTTTCCAGAATTTGTTCCAGTCGTCACCATCAGGATCACCCTGATCGTTCTGTGCAGGATCACCCTGCAACAACGATTTGACAAGTGAAACGATTTTCACCGCAGTCGCCTTGTCCACACTGACACCGTTCCGCATCACACGTTCAAGTGTTCGTGCGTCAAGGTCTGCAATATTTTCGACCCTGAACGCCCCGCCAGATTTGAACGGGGATTCAAGGTTCATTTTCTTGTAATATTTTTCAAGGTGCACAACAACGCACACACGTTCTTCATCGGTCATTTTGATTTTTCCACTTGCAACAACTGCGCCCGCAGAAAAAATTCCCCGTGGAACTGCGGTCAAGTTGCCGTCAATGATGTCTGTGAACAGAAGTTTTGATGTTGATTCTGCATCTTTCAGGAAAAACGCCTGACGTGACTTCCCTTCGATTGTTTCTGCGTTCTGGTGTGATTCACCGTCGATCCATGTCTGAACCCGTTTCAGGGCGTCTGACGGACTCCACGGTGTGTCTTTGCTTGCAATGGGAAGGTCAGAAAAAGCAGGGGGAAGATGTTTCAGGTGTTTCGGACGGGGTGTGTCACCCAGTGCGTCGGCGTCCGAACCGATCCCGACCAGTGAGATTTCATAGATGAATGCCTTTGTCAGATTGTTCGGGTTGTCATGATCTTCGAAAAACCATTCCCCGCCGATTGAAAATGCACGCCCGAATCCAGTCATGAACGCAGACACTGCATCTTTTGTCAGGGGATTGTGAATTTCATCAAGCGGGCGCAATAGCAATTTGAAGAACAGACCTTTTTCGTCTTCCTTCAATTCAACAAAGTTTCCCGCAATGTTTGACGCTGATGATCTGTGATCGACAAATGCAACGGGATTTTTATTCATCCGGTCAAGGATGTAAACGGGTTTATTTTCGAAGCTCGTCGGAATATCACCATATGAATCGGGTTGATTTTTATTGTTCGCATATCCCGTGATATAAAACTTCCCGTTTTCTTTATCATCAATGATCTTCATGTCCGTGATCGGGATTGTTTTATATTGCATTTTTTCGATTTTCTGATGTGTGCTTGTCATGGGAATCATCCTTCGTGCAAAAGAAAAAGGGGACATCGTTGCGGGTGCACCCGATGTCCCCTTTTTCAATTCGTTGAACTTGCAAATCCCCGTCGGTCAATGCAAGACACTTTTATTTGTATGTTATTATTTTATCTTATAATTTCACATTTTTCCGACCCCTGCATGTTGTGCTTTCAATCTTATAAAATACTCTATATATCATTGTTTTAAAAATTACAACACATAAATTGAAATACATCGACACCCCTGCACATTCCCTTGACTTGCACCCAGTGACGTGTCCTTCGGAAACATCAACTGTTCGCCGCTGACAATGAAGGGATCAAGCAGATTGACCGTCTGTCCTTCGGGTGTGACGTGATCGAATTGTCCCGTTCTGACACGACTGTCCCCTGCGTTTCGCCAACTTTTTTGCGTCTGGGTTGCAACACCACCACCCCCGACAACCGACGGGCGCAGACCGGATTGTGATTCGGCGTCGATAAATTTTGTTGCTTCCGCAGGGGTTTCAGTTTCCTGCATTGCAATGCTGTTGACACGGGGTTTGAACTTTCGTTTCAGAATTGCAGTTGCGTTGCGTGCAAGTTCTGTGTCAGTCAGTGTGATTCCTTCCCGCACTGCTTCCAGACGTGCGATTCTGACGGCGTCCCGCATCTGATTGATGTTCGTGTTGACGATGAACTGGGTCTGTTTCTTGACCATCTGATCACGATATGTCATCAACGCAAGGATGAACAGTTCTTCGTCGATGTCGTCTTCGTCTTCTGGTTGTTTGATCAGTGATTTTTGAATGCCGACATCGGTGAACGCTTTTTGCACTTTGCGATAGTGCTTATCAAGAATTGCTTCCCATGACGATGAATATGTGTCGGACGCCAGTGGTTGACCAAATTTCGACACTGCGATTCGAAAATCCTGCAACATAGAATTGAACACGGAACGGATGTCAGGTTTGAAAGATCGTTCCAGTTTGAATTTCAGTTGTAGTTGTTGCGATACTGAAAGCATTTTTAATTGTTTTCATTTTCCTGTTCACGTCTGATTCGTTCCGCAAGTTCTTCATCCGTTTCAAAATCCCCGTTGTCATCAAGATCAGTTCCCATCGGGACAAGTGAACTGTTTTGATAAACTACTTTTCCGACTCCGTCAGGAAGATCACCCCTGTTCGGTATCAATGCACGCAATTCATCAGGTGTTTCGATATTGATTTTTTTACGTTGTTCAATTTCTTTCAGTTTTTGTCTGATTAGAACTGGAATTGATTCTGGATCATACGTCAGAACATTCACTGCGGGGTCAAGTCCGAATCGTGGAAGAAGTGGTTTTGAAATTCCTGAAAATATGGTTTTATAATTCATCAGAACTGGATTTTCGACAAGATAAAAAACAGCTTCTGTCACGTTGTTGTATGTACTTGCATCAGTCGTGACCAACGGCAACGGAATATCATATCTTTGGAAAATCGATTTCGATGCAGTCGCATCCAGATTCACATAATCCATGTCCTTGTTCGATGTTCCGAATTCTTCGACCTTCACATCAGGGGCAGTGATGACACCGATTTTTCCCGCATTCAGTGATCCCGCAAAATCTTCATTGATTCTTTTTTTGCGGGCTTTGTGTTCATCATCATTCGGGTGATCGTCCTTGAATGAAAAAACAAGTGACAGACGCCCGCCGTTTTTTAGCATGGACAGATTGTGTGTTTTGCCGTACACCTGTTGCCTGATGTCCTGCGCAATTGCTTCCAGTGGTGAATCTGCTTGCATGTCATCGGAACGGGATGAAAACCCCATGATCTGATATATTTCTTTTAGTCCGCCGTCCAGATATTTGACGATCCCCTTCCGTTTGTCAAAAACACGCAGATAATTCCCCGCCCCCATTTCCTGACCCGTCATCAAAAATGATTGCGGGAAGTTGTCGTCACCCTGCATCACCGACATGTTCTGCGGTTTCGGCGCATATAGTTCATGCGGGGGGCGGGTTTCGACCCCTAACATTTGAAAATATCCTGTGTGTGTCAAAAGATAATGCCTGATTAATTTTCCGATGAATTCATCATATGTTTCAAATGGATTCGGATTCATCAGTGTTTTGATGATATCATGATCGGGATCAAAAACTATTTCAGTCCCCTTGCTTGTTTTGACCTTTGTTGCAAGAACAGGTCTGATCTGTGACATTGCGTCTGCGATTTTATCAACGGCAGTCGCCACGGATGCATTCGTGCGATAAAATTGCATTGCTTGCAATGGTGTCACACGTCCGTTTCCTGCGAACACCCATTCCATAAAACTTCCCTGTTGCAATGGGATCGATCCCGTGAATGCTTTCTGACCACCCACCCCGATGTGCAAATGTTTTTTTATAAAGGGAACTTTTATTTTCATAAGATGTCCGCTTTTGTTGGTTCGACTGCTTTGATTCCACGGGTTTTTAATTCCGCAAGACATTCCGGTTTTGAACCGACAATCAAATCATGACCTGTTGCCGTGAACCCATCCGATTCAAAAAAAGCAACGATCTTTTTCCCGTCAAGAACTAATCGAAAACACTTGTCGGATTTTTTCGTTTCATTGAATTGTATGTCTGCCGTTGTTTTGATTTCAACTCTGTCTGCTATTGTCATCACACTTGTCCCCCGTCTGTGATTGTCCAGTTGTTCGGTGCACCGACCAGAACCGCCCGTGCAGTTGTGGGATCACCTGAATCATATTTGCTTGAACCCGCAGAAAAAGTCACACCCGACTGAACTGATTGCGCCGACCATGCGATCAAAAGCGGATTATAATTTGCTGTCGACAATGTCGCACCGTTAAACATCAACGCCATGTCCGTGACGCTTTCGACATTCCATCCACTGATATCCTGATCAAAAGCAACACACGCATTGAACATCCCCATGAATGTCGTCGCACTCGATGTGTCCCATCCACTGATGTCGACATTGAATGCGGAACACAGTGAAAACATGTTTGTGAAATCTGTAACACTTGAAACATCCCATCCACTGATGTCGGCATTGAAATTCGTGCAACCCCTGAATGCCTGATACATGTTTGTGATGCTTGATGTGTCCATGCAATTCCATCCATCAATGAAACTGGTCAGACTGGCGCAATCCCTGAACGCCCGATAAAATGTTGTAGTGTCGGTCAGATCAAGTTTGTCAAAAGCTGTGACAATCAGATTGTTGCATCCGTAAAAATACCCGTTATTATTTCCAAGATTTAAAGAACCCCAACTTTGAATATTTAACAACTTGCTTTTGTCACCACCATTGTTGAATCTGAAACCTTTGATTGTGCCTTCAATCTTGATATTATAGGATGCGTCTTCATCAAACGACAGATCGGTTTCCGCCTGATTCCATGTGTCAATACTAACAGGATCACCCAGAAATTCCTTGTCTGTGGTTTTTTTTGTCCAGACATCAAAATCATATGTTCCACCGGATTCAAGGGGAAGTTGAAAACTTTTTCCCGCACCAGAATCAACAATACATTCGAACGACAATCGGGTCGGTGTGATCGGGGTCAGTCCTTTGCTTGACATTTCCGCAAGACATTCCGCCAGTGTGCCCGCATATAAATTGAATCCAGACGTGGTGATTCCGTTTGATTCCCAAAATGACTTGACGACACCCCCCGAATATGTGAACCGATAACAAAGCGCATCTGATGCCATTTCATAATAAGTTTCCCCTGCATATTCTTTTTCAAGGATAGTAATTGCCATTATGGTGACAGCCCCCCATCTGTTATGATCCAATTGTACGGGGGAATCGAAAGCGATGCAATCGCAGTCGTTCCGCCTGAATTGTGCTGTGCTTCTGCATCAAGCTGAACCCCGCTTTGAATTGATGGAATTTGACCTGCACAATCAATCAAGAAATTACTCCAATTCGCAACAGACTGACTGACACATCCCGTGAAAAAATCATCCATTTGCGTGACCCTGTGAACAGTAATTGTGACGGCACTGTTCAAGGGTGTGTTCTGAAAGACGCCCCGTGCGTCAATGTTCGCAACACCTGTCGTCCTTAAATCAAAATCAATCGCCCTGTCGAAACTTGTTGCAAAAAACATTTGACGAATAGACAGAATTGATTCCCATGTAAGATTCACATCACTGTTGAACGCACTGCAATTGTAAAAAACATATCTTGCGTCAATCAGATCGGGTGAACTGCTACCGAACGCCTGATTGAAACTGGTTGAATCTTCGAACATTGATTCAATACTGGTCGCACTGGTCAGATCAAGTGTGATCACCGAGTTCAATGCAGTATTCCCGAAAAACATCCATGTGAAATCAAGACAATTTTCGGTGTTCAAATCGACTTCCTGATTGAACAGGACGCAACTATCAAACATCCCCGTCGTGTCTAAAATTGACGACCAGTCCCATCGATTGTCAGGGGGACTGCTCATTGCGGGAATACCTGTCAAAGAATCACACGATTCAAAGATGCCTGTCATGTCTGTCTGATATTGCAGAATCAAATAGTCTGTTGCAGAAACAGTCATATTGTCACAGTCGAAGAAATTATATTGCGTGTCATCAATCAACAATGTTCCCCAGTTGCTGATGTCTTCAAGTTTGTCATCACTGCCGAATTGATTGTTCGTGTCGAAGTTCCATCCTTCACACTGTCCCGTGATCACGACATCATATGTTCCCGCACCCGCAAATGCGTGCGTCGTTTCTGCTTGATTCCAGACTGTGATGTCATCATCGGAACTGTCACCCCAGTCAACATTGAAATCATATGTTCCGCTTGATTCAAGTGGAAGTGTGAATTTTAAATCATCACCCGCACCCGCCACAGTCACTTCAAATTTGAATGCCAGATCACCCGCCATTCCGCCGTCCGTGATCGTCCATGTGTCGGGGGCTGTCGTCAAATTAATTCGTGCCGTATGAGATAAAGAACCCTTTGTATATTTTGAATTACCACCATGAAAAACAAGTCCATTATGCGGTTGACCTTCCCAACCACGAAGAATTGAATCATAATTTGCGGTTGAAAGTGTGACACCGAAAAACATATTTGACATATTGGTACAAACACCGATATCCCATGCGCCGATGTTCTGATCAAATGCAGTTGCACCCCAGAACATGAATTGCATCAACTGCGCACTTTCAGTATTCCACCCACTAATATCCTGATTGAATGATGTTGCACTGACAAACATGTTTCTGAATGAAGAAACATTTCCTGTGTTCCATCCACTGATGTCCTGATTGAATGCGGGCGCACTGGAAAACATCAACGCCATATTCGTAACATTTGAAACATCCCATGCGCCGATGTTCTGATTGAATAATGTGCAACCCTGAAACACCCCTTCCAATATTATCACGGAAGATGTGTTGAGCACATTAAGATTCGGAATTGAAACAATGGATGCGCAGTCCTGAAATACATTCAACAATGTTGTCAGTCCTGCAAGCGGGATCGAATCTGTTGCAGTGATGGTCAAATTTGAACACCCGAAGAAAAAACCGTTTGTGTCGTTGAATTGTAAAGAACCCCAGTTCTGAATTTCGTCGATCAGGGTTTTGTCGCCTGAATCATTGAACCTGAAACCCTTGATGACACCCTGAATTGTGACGGTGAATGTTCCTGCGCCTGAATAGCTGTGTGTTGCTTCCGCCTGATTCCAGACTGTGATCACATCGGAACTGTCATCACCCCAGTCAACTTCAAAATCATAATCCCCGACGGCTTCAAGCGGAAGTGTGAATGTGTCCGCCCCTGCCGTGGTGACTGTGAAGATGAATTCAGCACCCGCAAAATTGTCAAGAAAAATTCCACCCCGAAAAAGACCGTCACGGAAAATTCCTTCATGACGGGATCGTCCGAGGTCTTTAAATATTCCACCCCTGAAAATAGGACTTAGCTTGCCCACATCGTCCCCCTGTTATGAAATACCCCGTGAAATTTTACTGAACACAAACACTGTTTCCCCAGACGTGTGCGCACTGAACCCGATGCGATACCACGCAAGTGCGGGTTCGTATGCGGGATAGTCCTGCGGTGTTCCGTCTGCGGTGTATTCCTGAATTTCCTTCCATTCGGGTGATCCTGCGGGATCAATGATCGATTTTTCAATCGATACAGTTCCCAGTCCTGCACCATAAAACAGAAGATCAAAATCCCCTGACGCTTTGAAATAGTTTGTTCCGAATGCTACTGAACTGACTGTGTTTGTGACTCGTTCGGGCGGGTTGCCTGATTTCATTTTTTCCCCCTTCGTCAAAGAAAAAAGGGACTCCGTGCAGATGCACCCGAATCCCTTTTTTAATTCATTAAATTTGCAGTGCCCGTCGGCGTCTGCAAGATTTTTATTTTTTATATTGTTTTATGATTTCATTTTTCACCACGCTATGTCAAGACCTTTGAAGATTTTCGCACATTTTCAAGTGCGTATCTCATACCGTCAATTATGTGATTTTTCTTGTCAACCAGAATCGGCAGGATTTCGTTTGTCAATGGATCGACCTTCCATGAATATGTTTTTAATTCGTCAATGACATGTTTGCATCTTTGATGAACGACAATGTCGTATGACTTTAAAAACTCGACGCCTTCAAGAACACTTCCCGCACCCTTCTTCGCACCCTTGCACTTGAACCCGTGCCGATTCATATATGAAATCGTTTCGGGTCGTGCCGAATCCGCAGTGATTTTCCACTTGCGGGATGCGGGCACTTTGTCAAAAAGATCGGGCGTGTCGTCGATTTCAACGCCGATCCCATATGCTTCATAATCCACATATATGATTCTTTTATAATTGTCAACAAACATTCTGACAAGGATGGTCGGATCGTTCGCAAACCCCCAGTCTGCGCCATAATAGAACACCGTCCCTTCGGGTGCTTCGAAATTTGCCGTGCGCCACCGTCCCGAAAAGACGATCGACTTCGCAAGTTTGACAATTTCACCCATCCACACATGAAGATATTTTTCAAAATCATGTTCCTTGCACCATTCCATTTCTTTGCGAAGGACTTCGGGGAAGAACGGGTTGTCCATGTAGTTGACTTGCTGAATATATGAATCAGGACGTTTGTTCACAACGAACATGTTGTGAATCGGATCGGTGATCAGGTGCGGATTATATGTGAACCAGATTTCTGAATTTTCTTCACGGACGGTCGGGATTAAAAAATCAAGTGATGTCTGACTTGCGGTGTTTGCTTCTTCCATCCACGCAATGTCAATTCCTTCCATCGATTTGATTGCTTGCGGATGATGTCGCAGTCCCGCAAAAAGAAACTGCGTTCCGTTGTATCCACGGATTTCATTTCCAAGAACTTGAAATTCAGACCCAATGTTCAGACGTTCGATGTCGTTTTCAAGTAATGCCTTGACAGATTCTTTTGTGCTTTTTTGGAATTCCCGTGTGCAAAGAATTTTCAGAGAACGTTGACTGCCCTGAATCAGAAGTTCACGGGCGAACGATCTTGACTTTGCTGATCCCCGTCCGCCATATGCGCCTTTGTAACGCATAGGCTCGGACAGGAATCTGAATTTTGAAGGGATCGAACAGGGAATGATCTGGGGTTCTGGACTGGTCATGCATCCTTTTTCGGTTTTCCATTTTCTGCATCAACATATGTGACTTGAAGCATTTTCCCGCCCTTCGCCGGAACGATTTCCTGAACGTCCACGAACAATTTGTGATGCTTTCCCATCAGTTCAAGTGCTTTCATTTTGCAATTTGTTTTGACCTTCTTCACGAACTCTGAAATGTTCATTTTCTTTTTGTTACCCGCAAGAACATTCTGCACGATTTCAACGGAAGACAATGCGAATGCAGTTTCATCATCCAGTTCCGTGATTTTCTTCATTGTGTCATCTTCGTTGAAAAGTTTTCTGATGTCGAACCGTGCGACCGTTGCAATCAGTTTCAGGACTTCCACTGAATCCATGTCCGTTTTTTCCAGTAGTTTTTCACGCTTCTTCTGCACGGCGTCCCAGACATGCAATTTGTTTTTCGGGCACGACTTCCGATCCTTTGCAACCCAGTTCGAACATCTGCCGTGTGCGGTTCGTTCAGTATATCCCGCACGGATTCCCGCTTGATATGCATTATCATCTTTGACGACTTCGCTGACGAACTTCTTTTCCCGTGCGTTCAGAATCTTCGGTTTCTTTTTTGGTTTTTTCTTCTGCGGTTTCTTCTTTGACGTAGTCTTCTTCTGCACCTTTTTTTTTGCGGTCTTTTTGGAAGGCGTTTTCTTCAATGCTTTTTTGACGGATTTCTTTTTTTGTGCCATTACTGCGCAACCCTTTTTTGAATGTCGACCAGACGGGGTGACTGATTAATGTGAACATATTTTTCCAGAATCAAATCCCTGAACGGATGTTTGAACATGACCTTCACGACGTTGCTGTCAGTCTTCGTTTCAATGATCCGTGCATATGACCAACCCTGCAACACCGTGCATCCTTCGAATCGTTCAATCATGTATTTGTTATATGATCCGCCCCGTGCAATCACGGCATTGTATGCGGTGATTAATTGATCACGGGTGTTTGCGATGATGGTCGCTTTTTGCAGAAACCTGACTTCGGTTTTGTTCTGCGGGTCTGTTATCCACGCAATGAACCCATCGAATGTTTCTGCGTGCACGGTTGTGGTAAAAAACAAATAAAGAACTATATCAAAAAATATAAAAAGTCTTTTCATGACTTCCCCCTATCACAAACAGATGTCGAAATCAATATTTTTCATGTATTAACACTGTTATGTTTGATTTCATTGGATGGCGGTATGTGTTTTTTTAAAAGATTGACTATGTCAGTCAAATACTCAGTTACGCTCCACCCTTCAAGTTTGCAAATTTCCATATCCATAAGAATATCAGCCAACAACCTTGTTTTCATCTGCTCCCTTGCAAGTTCGTTAAGCTTTCTCGGAGCATCATTCCCTATAAGCACCGGGGCACTCATTTTAAATCCTCAATGGCAAACTGTATCCCTGTTAAAAACTTATTTATCTGAACAAGTCGTTTTTCCTTGCTTCCCATAGTCATTTGATGCATTTTTCGCCTTGCCCATATCAGCGCATCTTGTCTGCTGATATCCATTTTATAACCAAATTTACTTTTAATTATAATCATAACTTTCCTCCTCCCTAAAAAACATAATACGGCGTCATTCCACACGCTTCACCAGATCGTTGATGATCCGTTCACGATCGTCATCGGATACCAGTTCAACCGCAAAATTAAACCCCCGCAAATATATTCTGAACCACGCCGTCGTCAACTGACTGGAATAATTTTCGACGACGGACTGTTTCAGAAGGGTTTCAAAATCAAGATCAGGACTCAACTGTGCAAGGAACTGTTCGAAGTCACCCCGCAGTCCCCGCAGTGCAATTTTTTCCTGTTCTGGATTAAGTTCGATCTGATCCGTCATCCTTTGCAATTTCCCCGTGATCGTTTCAGCTTTTTATTTTTTATACCAACGATCTTGACCTGATTAACTTCGTCGATGTTCAGAATCCCGTTCATGTGATCGACTTCATGTTGAACGATTCGCCCTTTGAAATTTTTCGCAACATACTGTCTTGTCATGCCATAACCGTCCATTGTGTACTTCACTTTATACCATCTTTTTTTTCGGACATAGTTGTTCGGGATTGATAAACATCCTTCCTGCTTCGCCTTGAATGATCCCTGCGTGCAAACGATTTCAGGATTGAAAAGAATGTATTCTTTTTGTTCAAAGACATAGAACCCGAACCGCAGGGGAATCCCGATCTGGATTGCTACCAGTCCGCACCCGTGCGTCCATGATCCCCGCATTGCTTCCCGCAGTCTGTTCAGAAGATCAAGTTTTTTGACTTCCTGAATCGTTGTCGGTTTTGATACAACCCGCAGTGCATCTTGATCGGTTATGATTTTATCTGTCATTTTATTTCGTGCCCCCTTCCGTCTTTTAAATGACCATATGTGAAAAGACCCTGTGTCGTGCTAATTACAAGTTTGCCGTATCCATGAACAACGCCCAACCAGACCGACCCGCAGACGTGACAGGACGGGGGCGACTTCCCAGATTCACAACATGTTTGATCCCCTATCGCATCAAATGCGTCGGGTTGAATTGTTTTTCCTTCAAGATCATTCAATGAAAGTTTTGATGTGTATAGTTCTGTCTTGCACTTCGAACACATGATTGTGATCGGGGCGTCCCTGTCCACGATTCCGCCGTGCATGTCATCCCTGACCGCTATGAAATGTTTTTCTTTGTCTGTCATTGTCGCCGTGCCCCCGTGATTGATTATGTTTTTGAAAATCTTATTCCGCAAGCATCACACAGTTCATCTTCTGGGAAGATATCAAATGAAAAACATTCTGGACATTGACAATATTTTGCGCCGTTCCGATATCCCCTGACCATTTCCACTTCCCGTGCGGGACTGCCGTTCATGATCAACCCTGTTTCAATGATCCTGAATCGTTTTCTGGTCGATCCGTTGTGCGGAACGGTCTGGTCTTGCAGAAACACTTCTGCATTCGGGTCGATTTCCCGTGCCCGACTGACAAGTTCTTCGACATCGCATGACGCCCCGCAAAATGAATCGTCGATGAAATTGTCGTCGCCGTCATAAAAACATTGCAACAACACATAAATTTTCATAATTTCACCCGTGTTCCCTTCGGTATTTCCCGCACCTGTTCGGGAATTGTCTTCACCAGAAGACCCAGTCTTTTGATTGTATCTGTTGACAGAAATTCAATCACTTCCTTGACGTCAAACTGTTCGCACTTCGACAGATCAAGATCAATCGGTGCATTGAATGACTTGCATTGTCTGAACATGTTTTGCATTGACTGGACATTTGACAAATCCAGATCGTCGGGATGCACTGGAATTTCCGACATCGGCGGAATATAAGCAGACATAATCAACCCCCCTGTGACCAGTGATTTTTTTTCCGCTTTTCCGCAGTCAGTGCCCGTTTCAATAACATCACAATCATGGTCGTCCTGTCCCCGACACCTTCGTGCGATGCTTGTTTTTCAATGTCTTTGATCAGTGTGTTTTCAAGTCTGGTCGTGATGTGCGTTTTTTTATCCTGCGGGATTGTCTGTTTCTTCATTGTGCGCCCTTCCTGTTTCTGGTTCTGGTGATCCTGCGGGACAATATGTCGTGTTCTTTGTTGACCTGATTTTCACCGTGTGCCCTGTTTCTGCGACGTGCTTGCGCACTGCCGTCCTTACATCATTTCTGGTCGGATTTTCTTCTGTCTGAAAAACGATATTGAATCCGCAGTCCTGACAACATCCAACGAACCCGACCGTTCCAGCCGGATGAACCTTGACCACGGGCGCACGTTTCCTGATGCGTTTCTTTTTTTTACTTTTTAGAAACTGTCCCGCCATTTTAAAAAAATAAACTGATTCAAAAAAGTGTTTTTTCATTCTGCTTCCTTCCAGTTATTGAAAAAATCTGCGTCACTGATGATGTTCCGTTTTGATCCCTGCAACCAGAATCGCACAGTGACGCCGTGTTCGACTTCCATTGCTTTGTAGACATTGACTTCCGTGTTTGTTTCGGGGTTGACATATCGTTCCACAAATCGAATGTTCGTCAGTTTCATTCTGTCACCTTCTTCCCGCAATCATACACCCTTGTCACATGACCTTTGTTACCAACCACATAGAAATCGGTCGGGGAACAATTTATTTTCAATTCTTTTTCTTCTTTAATGGCGATATTTATTCCGCCAATAATCATCACAACAATTACGAAAGCGATTAAACAAAGTATCCACGTGAATATCTTTTCCTTCACGCCGTGCCCCCTTCCGTGTCTGGGAAACACTTTTTGCAGTCAGTGATAAAAGGATCACAGGTCATTCCCAGAAAATCACCGCACTTTGCGCAGAAAACATCTGGTTCAAGGACTTCCCGTCGTTTTTCTGTCTGCGGAACACCCGCATATTGCTTGACAATATCGTTCATGAATTCAAGTCCTGTCCATTCCATTGTTCACCCCGTGTTTTTTAATTGTTGTATAATAACACACAAAAAGACAATTGCAAGTCTTTTTTATTTCTTTTTATTCTGACATGTATTCATCCGGTCATGACGGCAGATTCCCCCGTCGTTTTCATGGTCAGGATCAGCCCACGTCACCAGATCAACACCGTCCCATCCGCACGCAAGGCACATTTCAATCTTTGCACCCACACATCCGATCATTTTTTTACTGATCAAACGCAGGAAAATAATTTCACGAATTGATTCAATCGATTTCAAATATCCGTCGGTGATTCTTTTTCCCACGTCATCATCACCCAGACCATCAGATTCCAAATCAACTGCAAAGTGTTCAATCGCAACACGAACTGTCATTGCTTGCGCTTCGTTAAGAGTGAACCCGTTGATCGTGATTGTCGGTTCTTTTTCAATTTTCATTTTCGACCCCCTTGATTATTTGCAATCCGAAAATAGCAGGAATGCGATTGATAAAAAAATCATAGACCGCCTGATGATTTTCAAACGGCGTGATGTATATGTTCAAAACATGGTTTGTGAAATCTTCGACAAGTTCATATTTTATTTCAGGGAATTCCATCGCAAACCATCTTTTAACATCTTCCCGTGTCAGTGATCTTGTCGGTGGCGGATCTGACAACATAAACGCCCTTGTGACTGATATGAATTGCTTCCAGTGCTTGTTCATTGTGCCCCCTTTAACAGTCAAGTTTTATATACTCTGAATTATAATGTGCAATTGATTCGTTCAGCATCCTGAACGGTTTCCCGTGACCCGCCTTCCCGAACATATTAAATTCTGCAATGTGACAACATTCATGAAAGATCAGTCCGCCTGTCCAGTTGTCATCACCACTCCGTTCCCGATTCTGTCTAATCTTCGGCAGATTTAATGCGATGGTATTGCTTCGAAACGCCCGTCCCCCGTATCCATCAACGCCGTCGTGATTGTATAGTGGACGCATGTTCAAAACTGCGGGCGCATCAAAATCAAACTGTTTCGACAACCACAGAATGATCCGTTTTGCTTCCTTCGCATACTGCTTCAATTCATCGTGCGCCCGTTGTGATTTCTTGAATGCCTTTTCACATTCGATTTTTATTTTCATGATATCCCTTCCTGTTGATCCTGACAGTTTTATGCATTATCATTTTTGTGTGCATACAGAAGACCGTTTGTTGCGATTTCAAATTCTCTTGATTTCCGAATCAGATCAAGAATTATAATTCCCTCAACACTACTGCAAATCTTTAATGCTTCCTGCAAACTTTTTATTGTAAGCTCTAACCCTTTTAATGATTTTGTCAGTTCCGAATTCAGAAGATCATCACCACTGGTGCGGGTGTCCTTCTTCCGCTTGCATTCGTCGCACAGACCGCCCGCAAGACTTGCAGTCATGTCATCCGTTTCACCGATTACACATTTGCAGTCATCACATTTGATGTCGTATTTTTTGCTTGATTTTTTCATTGTGTGCTCTCCTTGTTTGGGGTTGTGTGTTTGTTTCATGGTGTTATTATATAACACACGACAAGGATGTCAAGGGAATTCGGGAAAATAATGCAGAAAAATGCATCTTTTTTTCAGGGATGAATCAAGGCGTTGTTTTTATAGGATATTTTACAGGGACGAAATGGGTTGAAATGGGACGGTTGTGACCGAAAACCGTTTTCAGTCACAACCAGACCGTTTTATTTTTTGATGTTGCCGTCGTTCATCCGCATCAGATGTTTCGCCATGCGCCGATCAGCGAACCACCACGTCACACATGTGACGGTCAGATGAATTGAAATGTCGATCACACGATTGAACAACTGCACTGCTTGATCATCTGTGATCGTTGTCTGATGTGCTTGCATGATATCCCATGACAGAACCGTGATCCATGTCGTGACGCCGACGAAATAAATTGTCAGACATGGTCGGATCAGTTTTTTCAGGAAATCAGAAAACCCCAGAAGAACAGACAGGACAACGCCCGCACATCTTGCGAAACGGGACGTCGATGTCAACAGCTTCGACAGAACTTCTTCTGACAGTGAATCTTTTCCCTGATTTTCGATTGACGATTTTGCAATTTCCGCATCAAGAACATCCAGTTTCCCGTCGTTGATGGATTCCGTGATCTTCAAGGTTGCGTCTGCTTCCGCAACCATGTGCAGATGATCCTTGTCCATCTTCTGCAATTCCAGATCACCCATTGCGACGTCGTGTTTGTTTTTCATTTTCTGCGTGAAGTGCCCTGCAACCGCAGTCACTAACCCCCCGCCGATCCCGACCAGACTTCCGATGATTGATTCAATCATTTTACTTCCCCCCGTCGTGAATAGTTAATTTAAAGTCGTTTTTTTCCATGTATGACATCAACGCACGCACCGTCGGTTTGCTACACAGAACCGCTTTTTGATTGTGCAACATTCCACGGTATCTTCCGAATTCAATGCATCCCTTGACGTGTGTCTTCAATCCCTTTTCAATGTCGCCCGCATAGTTCCCCGAATGCATGAGAATGAACGTGCGTTTTTTCACTTCCTTGACGTGAAACACTTCGCCGTATCTGGGGGACTTTCTGATCTTGACAATATATGTCCCCGCAGGAATGCACGACATGTTCGATCTGTTGTTGCGATCGGGAAGTTCAAGGGAATAACACTTGAACAATTCGCAGACGAACACACCTTCTGTTCCATAGTCCTGACTGGGTTTCCTGATAATGACTGCGTGTTTCATGTGCTTCATAATTTAATGACCCCCCTGCATTCTTTTTCACCCGTGCCGTTGATGAACAGGTCTGTCCAGTATGCAGAAATAAAATCATATTTAATTTTCATATACAAAAAAAGATATGAAATGGATTTGTGTGCTTTTTGTTTCTGCTTCACGATTCACCCGCTTTGTGGAATGTGCTTGTTGCGTTCAGTAGTCGTGCGGTGTTTTTCAAAATTTCTTTTAATTCGTGCGTATATCCGAACCGATCCTGATTGATTTCGATTGACTTCAAGACGTCCCCGTCATCATGTCGCAGTGATGCAGACTTCCAGTCGCAAACCATTTCGATCAGATCGATCAGTGTCATGTCTTTGATTCCGAACGCAAAATGTTCGGGATGATGCGGATTGTGTGCATTGTGATGATCGATTGCGGGTTTCATTTCCTTCATCATGTCACGGTATTCATCTGAACCATATGTGACGCCCCGCAACAGTGGTGTGAACTTTTCGAAGATTTCGACTTCTGGTGATTCAAGTTTTGTCTGATCGTGATTTGTCTGACGTGTCATCAAGTGTCGGATGACTGTGTTCAGATAATTCCTGACGGTTTCGATGTGACGCATTGTTTTGAATTTTGATTCACTCATTTGATTCGTGCCCCCGTTTTGATTTGTTGTCGCACAGCATACACCGTCCGACTAGTTTTTGCAAGTCTGGTTCGTCGTCGATGATCACGCACACCCCTTCGTGATCTTTACTGACTGCAAAATCAATCACGAACGGCGGGACGATGTGTTTCCAGTTGTCGTCTTTGATCACCCCAGATGCAACCAGTGCATCAAGTATGAATTTTTTTCCCGCATCGATATTGTCAAAGTCACGTTTCATGTTCGGTTCAATAAAAACGAACGACACACTGATCCGTTCCATCTTCGGAAGATTGTGTTCACGGATGATCCGCACAACCGCAGTCGTCCATTCTTTTTTCATTTTTGAATATGTCGACGGGCGTTTCTTCCCCTTCCCGAACAACACCTTCGACGCTTCAATGATGTCGTTCAGGTCGGGCAGTTTGCCGTTGATGAAAAATTCATGTTTCATTTTGATTCCTTCAACACGATTTCAGTTGTTCATTTTTCCCAGTTTCGTTTCAAAATATGTTTCACTGACTTCCATCGGGTTCACCTTATTTCATCCCCCCATGAATCCCATCCGTCTGCTGTTTGTCTTGCGAACAATTCTATTTTTGGCAAATCACCGAATAATTTTTCGATTCTTTTTCTTGTTTCGTCTGGTTTTTTGCTGTGTGTTGTTCGCAATTCAATCAAAAGTCCCTTAACACTATTTGATATTTTATATTTTCCCATTGTTCCCCTAATTCCAATCAGACAAATTTCCCATGACTTCAATGTCCACGGTGCAAAATTAACACAAAAACTTCCAGTTTTGTATTTTTTAATCCAGTTGAATCCTATTGTTTTATATTTGAAACCCCATGATTCCAGAACTTCGATTCCTTCTTTCAAGTGACTATCTGTCACCCACATAAAACAGATACAGTCTTTGTGTGTAATTTTATCAACAGGAAGTTTTTTCAATTCAGACACCCCCATTGTGTTGTATTGTGTTTTTTTAAGATCAAGCATTTTTCTATTTCCATCTTGATATGATTTTGAACCAAACTTCCACGGCGGGTCTGCATAAATAATATGATATTTTTTATTTGAAAACACTTCCATTTTTTTCACCCCCTGAATTCTGTCACCTTCGTTGATACCCGTGGACGACCTGTGCCCCTGATCCGATCGATCCGATAATTTCTTTGAACGTGCGCAAGGCAACGCCCCAGTTCAGACACGGTCATGTCCGAACGTGCCTTCCCGAAATATGATTTGATTTCCGCATTGATACGTTGATGTCGATGTCGGTTCTTAAAACAGAACAACTTCACATGATGATCAACCTGATCCCTGATTCCCTTTTCGATTTCCGAAGGCGTCTTGATGCGGGTTGCAGACGGTGTCAAAATTCCCTGATGTCCGCTTCCGTGCGCAAGTGTTTCACGCCTGTTCCCTGTCAAGGATGATTGCAGTGGAACGATGCTGAACGGATTGTCGAATTCCTGATCATCGTCATCCTTCTGTTCCCCGAACATTTCCGTTTGTTCCGGCGGTCGATATTCCTTTGCGACTGCAAGTTGTTCGGACTTGATGCGTTCGACGATCATGCGCATTCTGGGATCATCAGGTGCAAAGATATATCCGAACTGCTGTTCATACTGTAACGGACTGCCATAATCAATTCGAACAACACGGGCGACCATCTGTTCGATCCACGGATTCGATCTGATGTGTGTCAGACATCCGATGTGCGTTGCGCAGGGCACGTCAAGTCCTTCATATGCCATTGCAATCGTCACCAGAATGTCAGTGTCCCCGTATTTGAAACGATTGATTGCGTCGACTGCTTCGGCGGATTCATGGGACGTTGCCAGTTCCGCACCGCAGTTCATTCGGTTCAGATATGCCAGTGCACGTTTTGCGTGCTTAATCCCTGCCGTCACGAACAGAATTTTCGAACGCCTGTTGAACCGTTTGTATTTCTGCCAGTGATCCATCGTCATGTCGATCAGTTCAATCGCAAATTCGGTCGACAATGCCGTCCAGATTGCGGGACTTGCGTTCTTCGGGTTCGCCCTTGACAGTTTACTGACTGAAATTTTCTTCCCCATATCGTTCAACCACGTCGCAGAACCATCATGAAATCGAAATTTCAACGGCAGAATTGCATGATCACGCAGTGCATCTTGTCGTGTGTATTCGATCACGACCGTGTCGTCGGTCTGGGTCAGATCGGGTTCAAGCTGTTTTCCGATTGCACGATATGGACACCACGCAATTTGTTTTCCGTCACCACGTTCCAGTGTGCCCGTCATCAGGATCAGGACGTGTGCGTGCTCGATTATATCTTTGAATGCTTCAAACCATGTCCCCATGAATTCGAAGTGATGAAATTCATCAATGACAAGCGCATATTTTTTTGACTTGATTTCCGAAAGTGTCAGACCCGCTTTGTCGATTCCGATTGCCTGATGTGTTGTGATGAATCCGTCCAGTCCACGACAGGGATCAGGTTCATTCGTGGATGATCTGATCTGCAACTGATGATTGAACATTTCACGGAAGAACGGGTCTTGAAAATTTGATTCGCCCTGCGACTGCAATGATCGTCTGGGAACAGTCCACAATAATGCATCGACGATTCCTGCGGTTTTCAGTTTTCCTGCGATAATCGGGATTGCGGATTTTCCTGCACCCGCAGTTCCCTTGATGATGATCTTTCGAACGGATGATCCCGCAATGATGCCGTCGATCACTTCTTCAAAATCTATTTGCAGTTTTCTTTTCATTCAGTTCGGTTCAGGTCTTCCCATGCGTCACCGCATTGTGCATATAATGGTTCATTTTCATTTGCGCATTCATTGCATTTTTCGTCTTCGTCAAAGTCTTCCGCAAACTTGAATCCGTTCGGACATTCTGGTTGTGTCATTGTGCCCCCTTCATATTCCAATTATTTCAAAATCATTAAATTTTATGCATCCGCACTGATCACAAAAATAATTATCTTTTTTTAAGAATACAATTCGAACGCTATCTGTCAATATTTCATGTTTGCAAAAAGGACAGGTGCAAATATATCTTATTTTGGAAATATTCATCGTTCGACAACCTGAACGTGCACATGTGATCCCCGCACCGTCACAATGGTTTCAAAGTCGGGAATGACCATGTCAATATATTCGTCACATATTCTGCACAGTGTGTCATAAATGTCGTTTTTCAACCTATCGTCAACCCTGCGCCCCTTAAACCCTGACAGTTCATCCCTGACGTGTCGTTGCAGAATTATCGTCACTCGTTCTTTGTGATTCAGCGTCTGCGCCCGTTGTCGTCGTGTATTCATCATACAAATCCTTTTTCCATTGCGATCCAGACGGGGATTGTGATTTCGATTTCTTCCCCAATAAAAACGACGGCGGGACAGTCTTCGATCTGTGATCTGGGAATCCATTCTGCGTCTGCCTTGTTCCCAGTATCAGACACGAACAACGCATCATTTGTCTTTGCAAATACCTTCACGTCAATATCAACTGTGTCATCCGTCATGATTTACCTTGATGAAAAGTTTTTTGATTTTAGGAAGCATTCTTTTTACGAATTCAAGTTCTACATCCAACAAAAACCCGTCACGTTCCAACAGTTCTTTGATTTCCGCATACAGGGTCATGTCCGGTTCTTCGATAACTTCAAACAACTTCATGCACGCACCAGACTTTTCCGCACTGGGATATCTGTCGATGAATTTTGCCTTATCGAATTTCCCGTCGGTGAAATAGTCACCGTCATCAATAATGAAACCACCATCCGCATCGATTTCGGCTTTCATACATTTTGAAATATAGACCAGAAGACCGTCGTCGTTCACCGCATAGCGTGCGACGTCAAGTCCATAGACGGTTTTTTCTTCATCAAAGACCATGACGTTTGATTTTTTCCGATTCAAGACGGCTGCAACATCCAGAAGTGAAAATTCATCGTCTGGTTCTGCCGTGACTACTTCATCAGGCGAATCCGCAAACGGAAGATCAATCGTCAGTGATTGTTTTTCACTGATTCCCCTGATGATTTCCTTCAATGCTTCGGGGTCGGTGATCACAATTTTCACACCCCGTGTTGTGATGTCTGCATCACCCATGTCGACGTCATATTCCTTCGGCTTTGATTTGATCACGGGCTGTTCCACGGGTTTGTCAGATTTGTGAACGCACATTTCCTGAAACACACATTCGCAGTCGTCCAGAAGATCGATGCAGTTTTCCTGCTTTGCAAGATCGACCCGTTTGCAATAAAATTTCTTTTTGTCATCACTCATTCCGTGCCCCCTTCCTGTTGTTGATATTTATTTCCGCCACGCATAAAACGGGAAATCGTGCCCTGACTGACACCGAAATATTTTCCTATTTCTTTATGAATCAAACCTTCCGATTCTAATTGTTTGCACACTTTCAAATCTAAATGTTTGCATCTGCATTGTAGTCCAAGTTTTTTAAAAAAATCACTTCTGTCTTTGCTGTGTGCGGGTGTGATTCGCCGTGAACCTTTTTTATGAACTTTTTTTTCGTGTTCTTCCGAAATGATCCCTGTCAAAAGAAAACCCTTTTCCCGCAACATCTTTGCATTTCTTTGAAATTTTTTCGCAGTTTCTGAACTGCAAAGTCCAATCGACCACGGCAACCCGAACATTTTTTTGTAATCGTCAATAGACATGTTGTGTGTTTTGTTCAGGTGCACACCCAAAGACTTGAACCATTTTCCACACACCAGACATTGAATTCGGTCGCCACTATAATATTTTTTAATATCTTCTTTATTCAAAAACGGTTCTGGTTTTTTCCATGCTGTCATTTTCAATTCCCTTTTTTATCAAATAACATTAATTGATCCTTGTTTTCCAGTTCTGTTTTCTTTTTTGCACGACTGCGGGCGTGATGCTGTGCGTCATATTTCAAATGACACGGTGCACAACTTGCAGTCAGATTTTCGGGACGGCAGTCAGATTCAACATGATTTTTGTGCGACACGGTCAGGGTTCGTTTGTGCGTGTCGAATGCTTCGTCTGGTCTTCTGCACTGCTTCCCGCAACATTCACACATCCAGTCTGCTTCTTCTTTGACTGCCCGTGCAATAGCTTCCCAGTTGTCGGGATATAGTTCATAGTTCATCGGCATGTCGTTTGACCCCTTCTGGTTTTTTAAAACCAAAATATTCACAATAACAATCCCCGCCCCATGTCGCAACACGGTTGATGCATTCAGGGACGTGACCGTCTTTCAACATTTCATCTGCAAGTTCTTCCTGTTCAATTTGCGATTCGTGCATTGCTTTTCCATTTCTTGATCTGAACTTCCAGTGGAATCCGTGGTGTCCGCTTTGATACTTTTCCGAACGGTTCTTTTTCAAACCGTTCAACAAAAACCGAACACGTTTCAGTCTTCACATCGGTGATGATGTGATCCCCGTCGGGATGACTGCAAACAACGGGGAATAGTATGCGCATATAATAACACAGACTGCAAGTCTTTTTTTCAGTTGCGTCCATATTAATTAAAAGCCCAAATGAAAAAACAAGCATATCCCGCTAAAATAAGAAACACGAAAATTTGTGAACTACTCATTTTTTTCCACCTTGATCGGACAGATTTCTTCTGAACACGTCGGGAATATCCACTGTTCAGTCCGTGTCTTTATAACGACAGAAGGATGGTTGCATCTGGGATCATCACATTCATCCAGTGCAAATTCGCAATCGTCTGAAATGCCTTCAATTTTCCATGCCATTTTTTATTTCCTTTTCACAATCATGGTTTTCCGGTTTTGAACAATGTTCACAAAAACCACATCGTCCACACACATCACAACAGTGTGACAGGTCTTCATCTGCCCCGTATAATTCTAAACAAACAACGCATGTCGGCATTGTTCAATCCTTTTTTAATTCCTGACGCCTGTCTGCTTCATCTGTTATGACGCACACCAGTGCTTCAAGAAAATGCAATGCAGTGTTGTCCTGATACATCAAGTTGATCATTTCAACGATTGATTCGCCCAGTTGTTTCCCTGCTTTTCCTGCCCGTGTAGTCTTTGACATTGTTTCAGTCCTTTTTTATTGTTCAATCAATGCGCCTTTTGTCAGGAACAACGCCTGTTCTGGTGTGAATCCTTCTTCGACAAATGCATCATATTTCGCCTTCTTATACTGCGCATCGATTTTAAAAAATTCAACCATGTCAGTGAACTGATCCCGCATTCCCTGCAATGCGTCTTTAAATTCATCAGGACTTTCACCACCCCTGACCATTTGAAAAACTTTCTTTTTGTCATCTGACATCTTCAAGTCCCTTCCTGTCTGGTTGCATCAACGCCCGTGATGTTCCCTTTGTCATCCTGATGAATCGTCAATGCATATTCTGGGGGAACTTGACCTGTCCCGATTTTATCGAACTTTTCACTGATTGCGATATATTCAATGACATCCCGTGCAAACATACATTCCGCCCGCACTGGAACACATTTTATTTCCGTAAAAACTTTTGCGACATTGTCGGGTTCTTCAAAAACCATCTGCCGACTGACTTCAAATTTCCCGATTCGTTTTTTTTCTTCCATTGCCTTTGCCCCCTTTGATTTAATTTCAAACTTTGTCACACTTTATTTTCCGAACTTATCGAACATTTTCTTCATTAACGATGTCATTTCCTTTGATGTGAAATCCTTTTTAAATTCAGCACTTTGCGTGATGTGATCTTCTTCATGATAGTTCTGTGATTTTGTGTCAATTATATTGTTGCCATATGACCAGACAGAATCAATCAAATCCCAGTGATCAATCAGTCCATCAAGTGTTTCCATTATTGCACGGGGATGTGCGTTTTCTTTGATATGAAATTGAACCCATTGGAAGGGATTGAATTTATCTTTTTTCTTTTCAAGTGATTTTATGGTTTGACATCGTTCGATTATTGAATCGAATTGATCCTGAAAAAAGGCGGAAAAACTTTTTGTTTTTCCTGATTCTTTTAACTTCTTTGAAGGTGAAGAAGAAGAAGAAGAAGAAGAAGGGGTCGTGACTTCGGTGTGATTATCACCGTGACGTTTGCTTTTGTCCCGTTGTCGTTGTTGACGCAACCTGTCGTTTTCTTTGGCTTTTGATTCTCTATACATGCGCCGATTAATGACCGTGATTTTTTTGTGACAGTCTGTGACATCGCCGTGACAATTTTGTGACAAATTTGTGACGTCCCCTATTTTCTCGTCTTTAATATATGTCAAAATTCTGATGACATCATCTTCGGAAACGCCGATGATTTTGCACCATTGTTCCGGCGTTTTTTCAAGGATTCCCCGCAGGGGTTCAGACCACCACATTTTGCAGATTATGCGCACCCACGCCCCTTCAATTTCAAGAGGATGTTCTAACAGATCACGCATCCAGTCCATCAAGTAAAATTGCATTGACGGGGCTTTTCCTTTTGGTTTTTTAGTGTCTGTCATATGTTCCTTTTTCTTGTTATTCTTAAAGCAATTACATGCAGTCTTGTTTCAAACCAACGCCGGATGATATAACTGCGGATTAAGCTGACAAGTGTGAACCAGAATCCGATTATGAAATTTGTATTCAGTGAAACATTTATTCCGACGAATGGAAAAATAATCAACTGCGAACATAAAGCCACACAATATCCGATAATAACATTTGCAACGGCTTCAATAAAAGAAATCAATCGTGTTTGTTTCATAATATTTTTAGAACAGTTTCA